GGCTTGAGCTTATCCCAATTAGGCTCTCTTGTGTAACTCATCGGGATTATTGATGAAGTAACTACGCCAAGATTCATAGACTACTTTCTGAGCCATCTCGTTGAACTCTAACTCCTCTCCCGGTAGTGAGCTCTGCACGCAAATGAAGCGGCTGTTATATCTATCAGATAACATAACGATCACTCATAAAATAGTCATGTACATTATTCTCATCTTCGCTTTCGAATTGGTAGAGAAATGTGCCATCTTCAGGGTACACCTCGCCATGCTTCTTGGCTATTGAGAAATCATTTAATGAGTAGCTATGGGCTGATGTGTACAGCTTCCATCCGCATCCTTCGGCATCCCACCGAGATACGATAACCTTACCGGTTACATTGTTTGGTTTATTCATGATTATTAATTTTTGCTAATTTATAAAACTTTTTCTATCTCAATCAAAAATCCTTCACCTTCAATTGAATATTCAGTGAACTCTTCCTGGAATGGTAACGTTTCTTTGAAGTTGTAAAGGTCAAACATTAAAGCAGCCATCTGCTGAGCTATCTCAAAGGTCTCAGCTTCAAACTGAGTAGGAATATTCAAGCGGCTGTATAAGCTGATTCTATCCTCGCGCAATGGGGTTACTTTTAATACGTAGCTCATAACTCTACCTCCTTACTTACTAACACTGTGCGTGTCTCTCTAAAGTTAGTAGCTAATGTGAACTCGGCAAAAGCTTCCTCATAGGTGCTAAATGCTTTATAATAGCTACCATCAATTTTTAACATGTAGCGAGTGCCATCGTACTTCGCTATCTCAACAATTTCAAAAAGTGTTTTCATGATTATTTAGATATGTGATTTGGTTGTGATTCTAATTTAGCTGTGTCTGCATCGAATGATCCGCCGATGAGTAGGCCTGCTATTAGCATGGCGAGAAAGAGTAGTGCTTTTTTCATCTTAGTTAGCGTGCTTTAAAATCATTTGTGGAGCTGATGCAATTGGATACCATTTAGACATCATCCAATTAACACCATTAACAATTCGGCATAGTGCAATTTCATTTCTTACTACAGTTACTTCGAAGATACCTTTTTTAGCTACTGCTACTTTTTGTGATTGGCTAATAACGTTTTTCATTTGCTTATTGATTTAATTTTAGCAAATGTACTACGATATTTTAGAAAAGCAAAAGAAACCTTGCTAAAGTTAGCAAAGTTATTAACAAAGATTTGTTAGTTTAGAAAAGTAGAGTGAAGATAATACCCCCCACGAATGAGATGGGAATACCTATAAGCGCTGCGCTGCGCCAAGATTCTTTACGTGCAGCTTCTTTGTATAGCTGCTCCTGCGCTTTAACTAACTGCTGTGAAGTTTTTTCGTTAGTGAGCGCCCATGCATCTATAGTCTTAACCTGATCAGTAATAACAATGGCAGAAATACTATCTGATTTAGATAGTGTTATAAACTGAGTCTTAAGATAATCACGCTCAGCCTTTAACTTAAGCAGCGCTCTTACTTCCTTAGTCGTTAGACTCACCAGGGTATCTCTCACCGGCAAGCTCTGAGAGTAGATTGTGCATGGCTCTGCGAAGCCCATGCCTATCAAGAGAATCAATAGCACTAATGTTTGCTTCATATCTTTCTTTGTTACGTTCTAACTGCTGATTTAATTCCTCTATCTGAAGCATACGCTGTACGTTTGTAGCTTCTAAACTATCAATAACGTGAGTAGCTCTATCAGCTCTTCGCTCATATCCTTCAATAGTCTTTTCATCCTGCTTAATTCGAATGTATAAAGTCTGAATGATTATACAGATGGTGATAGCTACAGCTATAAAAATAGCGCCTTTAATTTGATCCTTCGTCATTAGATTTCTTTTTATTTGCAAAGATAGATTCTATAACTGTTAACCCTAATCCACCTCCTGCTAAAATCAATAAGCCGTCAAACATGTATTCAGGAGTCTTGTATTCAGTAAATGTGCCTATGTAACTTAAGTTAATGCATACTACTAAAGCCAAGATAGATGCTACTCGTTTAGAGCTCGCATCGGTCTCGTTACTGAATACACTCTTCAGCCATTTCATCTGCGCTTCTTATTCATCTTATAGATGGTAAAGATGGATGCAGCTGCTGATAGCAATAGACAAAATATCTTTAAAGCAAATTCAACATCTAACATCCATGCTGGCACTGATAACAGAATGCTGCTCACTGTACCGGTTACTCCTTCTGCTACTTGTTGCTGATGGTTGCTCATATCTCTTTTAATAGAGTGTAAGTAAATGCTTTTTTATTCGACTTAATACATGCTTGGATTAGCTCTTTGTATTGCTTAGGAATGTTCAACACTTGGCAGCCTGCGCTCCACTTATCAATGTTCTTAGATTCTGTTAATTCATTAGCACGATGGATGTTAATTCCAAATAGGCCTGTATCTTCTTTACCTTGCTCCTCAGCAATGCTATCCTTATCGGCATCTCTGAATACAGTTACTTTTTTAGACTGAACTAATGCGCTGTATTTACCCTGATGCAGCCCTATTGTGTAAGTGTCTACGTATTGCCCTGGCTTTAAAACTGCTGTGCCTAACTTATTCATGGGATTATTAAGCCAAAAAGTACCTGGATTAGTAGTACCAGTGTACCACTTGACTTCATTACCCTGCACCAAGCCTATTAGATCGTCAAATTTGTTAGGCTCATTCGCTTTGCTGCGGATGCCCACGATGTGAATAGATGGCCATTTGTAGCCAAGCTCTGTAAATTGAGCCTTAAGCTCTTCTATTGTTGGTGCTTTCATTCTTGCGTAGTTCTTTATCTCGTTTAGTTAAATAGACCTTGAGCTTTCGCTCATAATCTTTGCGTGTTTTCTCTTCCTTTGTCATGTATATTAATTAGTGAAATCTCTCACATTAAATCTACTCCACGCGCTTGCATCATTTCTACTTTCGCTAAATGCTATAGTGCTCTGCCTATTCACTTTGCGTAATGGGTGAATATCAGGGAAGTTATTAGAGCTGTATTCAGGGTAGCTGCTGCTATTGTCGCACAAATAATCTACTAATCTTTGAGTGTACCACTGAGCATTCTCACGTGCCTTCTCTACTAAGCTATCCATCTCACCTTTAGTGATGGCTGTAGTATTCTCAGATTGACGTGTAACTAAGTTACCATTGTCGTGCTTATACATTAGGAAAGGATAAAGCTCTACCATTGTCCACCAAGCCGTTGGCTTAACGATGTATTCATTTAATAGAGTTGCATACACTCCAGCTAATGTGCCTGCGCTTATCTCAGATTTAATCTTATTAGTTAAATCAGTGCCAAGGTATAAGGTCATGTACTTATCTTGAGCGAGATACATTGCAGGTCTAATTAAGTTAGTATCTACAGCCTCATTAAGCTGAGTGTACTTCTTTAAGAATTCCTCGTTAATGAATAATATTTCCGGTGCTATTGCCATTGTTGTTTAGTGTTTAATTAGATTGGATTAACTCTGCCATTATCAGGCATATCAAATGGGCGAGTGTTAGCTGTAGCAAAGTCTTTAGCTATATCTTTCAAAGGCATGCCTGCTCTAATAGCTCTTGCTACTGAGATTGGATTAGATGACTCTAAGCCATTATCAGCAATGAATCTTCCCTTCTCTCTTTTGCGGAAATATACTCTGCGCTCGAAAGCATGTTTGCAATTGACTCCTCCCTTGTATAACCAAACCGAATAGGTAGTGCTGCCTCTTTGTGCTAAGCCTGGATTTAATGTATTAGTATCAGGCTCCATAGCTTGCAAATCCTCATATCTATACACAAATCCAGCGCGTGCAGCGTTGGCCATTTGTCTACAAAACCTTCTGCTTTTAGCGCTTGTGTTCTTAGAGTATGCGTAGCGAATCTTATAAAGGCCGCTATCCATTTCAGATGGCTTATCAGGATCTGCATAGCTTCTAACTGATGCAAGATTAACAGGCTCAGCTTCGATTAATTCCCACTCATCTTCATCTACAATCTCGCCCTTATCTTCTAAGAATTCACACCACCAATTCTCGTCCTCATCGGTAAAGATTGGAGGCTTCTCTTGTGGATCTAAATTAGACTTTTTTTTTTCAGCGCTTAGTTGAGTTGTTGCAGTTTGTGCAACAGTTGTTGTAGTGATTTCTTCGCCGAATATATCATTAGACTCAATGTATAAATCAGCAACAATGCCCATGCCTTTAAATATCTCTTCAAGGCTGTCTGTTATAATTTGTTGGTAAGGCTCAATGATGTTTCTGTTGAAGATTCGGTAAGCCTGCTTCATTTCATCTGCGTTACTTCCTAATCCACCTGCATCTCTAATACCAAATAATAGGGGTGAAGTTACGCGGTGAGCTGCTAAGATATTCTCTCTTGACTGCACGCTTAATTCTTGCCACTGCTTATCTGCATCGGACATTGGCACTAAGTCTAAACGCGGTGCTCTATCAGCTGATTCATTAAATGTGAATACTACCTTACCTGCTTTCTTAGCACCTACCATGGTCTCCCAATTTCTGCGAATAGCCATCTGCTCCTCAGGATCAGGAATGCCATTGTTCATATGCAAGAAATAGCTCGGTGCCATTCCATTGCTTAAGAATGCTCTATAAAATTCGCTAATGTCGCGAGTAATTTCAATGTAATTAATAGCACTGTAGTAATCAGGCTTAGGATAGTAAGCGCTGCCTGGTGTCATTACTCCAACGAATAACACTTGCGAAGGCTCATCTGCTTTCGTGGTAGTGTTATACATCGGGATGAATACAGGAATGTTTTTTTTCTTGCGAGTATCTGACCAATCCTTTGAGTAATAAATACCCGGTATAATATCCTCATCATTAGCCACAGCTAAGCGGCAGTTTTCGTATGGCAGATGATTAATCTTAGCAATAGTGTTTCTATCTACTGACCAAATCACCTCTAAGTAATATCCGCCCTGCATCTTTGCATCCAATGCTATAGGTCTACGAATAGTATTTAATTTAAGTCTATCTATCTCTCTTTGAGCAGCAGGATTGTTACTCTTAATTTCCTTTCCTGCAATCATAAATGAAATGCTCATGGTTAGAGCAGAGTGCACAGGAGAGGCATAGTATAAATCAATGAGATAATTGCTAAACAAATTTGCCTCGCCAAGAGTTACCCATCCTTTAGGAGTTTCTTTCTCGGTAGCTTCCTGAGGCATTGCTGCGCCAAGATTAACTAACATTGGTGCTGAGTGTGCTATATTATCCATTGTAGGCTATATCGTTATCAATTGTTAAATTCGGCTCAGTAAATCGGGGAGTAGTAATATCTTCTACTATTAAATAACCCTTCTCTATTACTCCTTCTACTGCCGCATTGGTAGGATCTAAGTTACTGCTGCTATTTTGACCATAAACTACGTAGCTGAATCTCGCTGGGTAGTTAATTAGTAGGCTTGCAGCTGTTGGTGTGTTGGCATTTGTGCCAATCTGAATGGTAGTATACCTATCATTCTGCGCTATCTGTAAAGGAATAGCGTAAAGCTTTTGAAGTGTCTGCTCATTAGTTAATTCGAGCAGGTAATGAGTGTATGGATTAGCAAGCAAAAGCTCCCCTTCCTTTAGTGTAAGGTAGAGGAGCTGTGCTGCTGTATTTTTGAGTAAGTAAATCATGCTTTAAATATAGCACAAATTTACTTATAGTGAACCTTGTACTACAGTAATTGTAGAGTAGTCATCCCATACGTCAGTAGTATCACTAACAGTAAGGTAGTAAGCTTTATCTTTCTCCTCTCCTGTGAATGTAACTGTAAATCCTGACATATCTCCTTTAGCTGTTCCTGTAGCTGTAGTAAATGCAGTGATTTGCACTCCATCCTTATAGCCACACATCCAAAGGTTATCATTGTTATCCAATACCCAAAGTACGTTACGGCCTTTAGCAATGTTCTGAAGTTGTAGTGCACGCTCAGCTGTCATGCCATGAAACATAGCTACAACAGTTTGAGTGTAGAATACAGTGCCATTCTCAACGCTGATAGCAGCCTCTTCGGTGAATGATCCTGTATGCTTAGGTAATAAAAATTCGTAAATGCTACCAGTTGCTAAAGCCGTAACTTCGTTATCGGTGATAGCAGCTGAATTAGCAAATGTATCATAGGCGCCAAGGTAGATTGCTTTAATCCCCCCGATCGCTTCGCGGCAGTTGATCTGGAATCCAGCGGTAGTTAGACAGCTCATATCTGTGTGTAATTTTTTTTTATTATTATGAAATATTCTTTGCAAAGAATGGGCAGCTCTTAGCTTACCCACTCTTTTAACAAAGGAGTATTAATTAGGGATTCATGAATCCTAAGATAGCCTCAGCAGGGATAGCTACTTGAGTACCTGCGCGAAACTTCATAACCATTCTCACGTTATCTGATCCATCAGTTACAGACATATCTACAACCTTAACTTCGTTGAAATCTGAAACCAAGTCAGTTCCGAAGAATAGGTTATCTACCTTAGCGAACAAAGCTACGTTGTCAGGAATACCTGGGCAAACATAGATTTCATACCCGTCGAACATCAATGGGTAGTTTGAAGCAGCGTTGAACTGTTGCAAGTAACCCAAAGCTGATAAAGCTTGACGGTATAATTGAGCAGTCTTACGGTTAACGTAAAGCTTAACAGTAGTGTCACCCAACAAAGTAGCAGGTAATGCGTTAGCTAAAGTTGTCAAAGAAGATACGATGTTAGCAGCAGTGAATGCGTTAGCGAAGTCAACATCAGGAGTACCACTCTTAGCAGTGTCCAATACTTTTAAAATTCCGTTGAAAGAAGTGAATGAAGAACCTTCGAAGTTACCTTGCCACAAAGTGTATTCAATGTTCTCAGCTACCTTACCTGAAAGGTGTGCGATAACGAAGTCTGCGAAGTTAGCAGGAATAACATTGTTGATGAATCCACGACCTGTTTGAGCCGCTTCCCAATCCGATGCGAATTGAGCCTTACAAACTTCCACGTTCACCTTAAGGTCAGTAACCTGAAGTACACGCTCAGCCAAAGTAAGAGTAGTGTCTGCGTTGTCGAAGTCACAACCCCAAGCCTTAACGATACCTGTAGACGCTAAAGTCTTAAGTACCATTTTGAATTTTACGTTTTCCTTAACGGTTACGTAGTTGTTAGCAATTGTATCTCCCGATAAAACTGCTGCGCTGATATACGGCAGAGCTAACTCGCCAGCATATGAGCTTGAAATGGATAGATTAGATGCCATTCTTTTTGTTTGTTTTTATGTTTGTGTTTATTTGAATTTACTTAAAATTGCGAAAGCTCTTTGTTGAGATGTCATGCGTGACATGTCTACAGGCTGAGCTGGTGCTGATTGGCGAGACTGCTTAACAGTTGTTGCAGCAGGTGCCTGTGAAAGCTCTACTATCTTAGCTTCAGCAGCGCTTAACTTAGCTTCGAACTCAGAGATAATGTTATTCAACAATCCTTCTACCTGCTCTTTGCTGTAAGTCTCAGATGCCTCTTGCTCTACAGTTACTTCAATAGTAGGCTCTTCAGCTTCTACCTCTTCAATAGATGCAATTAAGCCACTTGCTACAACGATTTTCTTTCCGTTGTCTAAAGTGTATTCGCCATCTGCTAAAGGTGAAGGATTGCCGTCTGCATCCATTACGAATATCTCTACTCCCTCAGCCCATTCAGCTGCAGGTGAATAGATCATAGTGCCATCAGCTAAAGCACCCTCTGCCATCATCTCAACCTTTGCAGGCTCAGCAGCAGGAGTCTCTTCTACTGACAATTTCACCCCATGCTTACTAAGCGCTGGAGCGAACTTTTCTAAAATTTCAGAAATCATGTTCATGTGTTATTATTTATTAGTGGAAAAAATTACAAATTCATTTCAAGAGCTGCAGCCAATTCAGCCAACAGCTTCTCTAAGTCTTTCTCAGATACGTTGCTCTCAGCCATTGGAGTAAACCATCCCTCTATAGAGAAGCCTTTAACCTCGCCATTTTTAACAGCTGCCCAAGTCTTATCATCATCCACTTTAACACCAATCATCCACGTACCATCAGGCAGTTCAAAGCCGTAGTTATCACCTTTATCTGCACCTGCTTTAATCCATGATTCTACAACAGTTAAGTTGTTTACAGGCATCTCATGCTGAATAGTATGATTGTGGTGCATGTTACGCTTAAGAAATTCCTGAGCAGTTTGCTCAATGGTCTCTTTAGAGTAAGTGATAAAGTATTTCTCACCATTGCCATCATATCTAACTATAGGCTGATTAGGAATTAATGCAGGGCCATAGAGCATGCGTTTCTCTCCATCTTCTACGCGAGCTAATAACAAGTTAGCTTTAGACAGTGCTACAAAGTCTACCATTATAGCAGGCTCAGATACAAGGCTCACAGCGTATACCCCCATGTTATCCTCTTCCTCTCCGAGGCCATATTCAATTAACTTCAATTTATCATTCATAGGTTTCATTTATTTCAAATAGTATAGCTTCAATTACTTCATCTATTATAGCCTCGGTATCTTCTAGCTCAGTCTTATCAATTTCAGATAGTGCGTTTCGAACTCCTCTCTCTATGCACTTTTTTAATAGTGGAAAGTTTGCCATTTTCGTTATAGATATGATTGGTCAATTATCTTTTGACGTGCCTCCAATGCATTGGCTACATTGCCAGCAAGCACATAAGTCTCTACTCCACCTGGTGCGTTAGTTTGCATGTTAGCTCCGCTGAAATCTACAGCCGGTGCATTAGCTGTTCCCGTTGGTGCATTTAGATTAGTAGAATCAGGATTACCTCCACCGCCATTAAACTGCGTTTGGTTAATCTTAACAATGTTAGCCACCCCTGCTGCTGCTACAGCTGCTGCCTTAGCGAAGTTCATTCCTGTTAGTTGGTCTTGTGGAACTGCTAATTGTTGAACTATACCTGAAGCCATGGCTATAGTAGCCTGCGCCTTCTGAATCATCTTATTACGTTCAAAGGCTTTGCGCTGGCTTGCTTCATCACCTTTAGCAGCTGCCTCATTTAATGAGCTTAGTGCATCTAAAGCAAGGCCTGCCATCTCGAAGTTCGATTGAATGTTAGCCATTCTTCTTTCCTGATCTTCCTTTCTGTACTTCTCTTTTATCTCATTCTCTTTCCGAGCCTGCTCTTCTACCAATGCAGTAGCATCCAATCCTGCTGCTTCCGCTTGAGTCTTAAGTTGAAAGTAATACTCTTGAGAAGCCATTAGCTCCTGCTCTTGCTTACTTAATTTTGATTGGTAATTAGCTTCATCTGCTCCATCAATAATAGATTGAAGCTCTATTAATTCAGCTTGTTTTTGATTAATTGCCTCTTGCTGTAACTCTTTTAATTTCTTTGCATCTTCATCAGCTTTCTCTTGTTCTAACTCAGCAAATTTCTGAAGTATACCCTGAAGCTCTTGTGAGTGTCTTATTTTTAAATCTTGTAGCTCAGTCTCACTTTTTTTAGCTGCTACATAAGCTTCTTCTTCTTTCTTTTGTAGTGCTAATGTGTCGTCTAACTCTTTATTTAAAGCTGTTTTCTTAGCATCTGCTCTTGCTTTTTCTACTTCATCTAATCTCTTGTCTACTGCTAAAGCTTCATCTGCTATTCTTTTAGCTTCAGCATCGGCTTTAGCTTTTCTCTCTGCTGCTGCTGCCTTAGCTTTTGCAATAGCTTCAAGTTCTTTTTCAGTCTTAACACTATCTTTAGCGGCTTGCCCTGCGTTCCAAATCTCATCCTTATTATTTTGAAGGCTGATATTTTGATTCTTTAATGACTCTCTCTCTAAAATTAATTGATTAGCTAAAGCATTATTGCCAGCTTGGCGAGCTGCTGCTATCTCTTTGTTAATTTGAACTGCTCTCTCATTATTTAATTGCTGCAATACAGTAAGCTCTTCAGTAGCTTTTTTGTATTCACTGAATGCCTGATTCTGTAATAACTGCTTATTATATTGCTCGTCAGTACCTGAGCGAATCTTATCTAATAAAGCTTGAGCATCTTGGTTAATCTTAACCTTTCTAATCTCAAGATCATTGATGGCTTGTAATTGTGATTGCTGCGCCTCTAAGAATGCTGCTCTATCTTTTTCTAAGTAAGCTATCTTCATAGCTGTTTCAGCTTGAGCCTGCTTATTCTTAAGCATTTCTAACTCAGTGCGTAACATCTGAGCTGCTCCTGCTCCTAATGCTTTTTGAAGCGCCATCTGTCTTGCTAAAGCTTGCTCTTGAG